CCAATAGATTCCATTCGTTTTATTAAACGATTGGCTCTGTTGGTTACTTGTTTGTGCCACCTTGAATCTTCCATTTGAGTTGCACATTCAAGCCAATCGTTATCATCTATGGCAGCACGAAATTTAACAAATTTGGATAAACGAGGTCTGCCCATATTAAACATCATATTGCATAAGATTAATTGCACTTCTTCAGGTAAATCATCAAAGTTATCAAATAACTTTTTGCATTCTTCTACTGTGCCGTGAACATCAGTTTGAAAACAATTATTAACTCTATCTTCTGATACTGGTGTGCCTACTGGCTTTTCGTATTCTTCATCCCATTCAGTAATAAGATGTCCTATACCATGCGTAGGCAAGCCTAAATGATCTAAATATATTTCGTACTTACATCCTTCGTCTTCTTTTAGTTCTTCTCGTAATTGTTCTATGTTCATGGTTGTTGCCTTGATGCTATTGCTTGGTTTACAGGACTAAGACCTAATAAAGCCCCTGTGCCTGGTGAATTAACATTTATTTGTCCTAATCCTGTGTTGGATGCTGGAGGAGTTACGTTTATTCCAGTACCTGTAGGAGTTGAAGGTCGAACATTTGTTCGTACTTGATTAGCTGTATTTTTTAAAGCTGAAGTAATACCAGAGCTATCTGCAAGAGACTTTAATTGTTTTTCACCCTCGTTTATTCCTTCTTGAGCTGATTGTATAGGACCTTGAGAGAAAGCGTTTCTCATAGCTTGTCCAAGAGTCATAGCTCTTTCTGCATCTGTCTTTGCTACTTTAACTCCATTTTTATACTGGTTTAAAATTTGCTTGTAATATGGAGCTGAAGTTAAATATTTTCCTATAATAGAAAATCTTATTAATGATCCTATATTCTGCAAAGGACTAGCGGCTATACTAGCGGCAACTAAATCACCACCTTCGGCTGTTCTTGCATTAAATTTTAAAATTTTAGCAAACTCAGCCATGTTTTTGCCCATTTCAGATCCATAAATAATATTTAATTTATTTCCTTTAGATGCGTCTAGCATACGATCAGCAAATTTGTTTAATTTTGTACTATCTGTCATAACCGTCTCACCAAAGTCATCAATCAGGCTGTTCATAAAATACCCTTGAACTTTTTTTACAGACTCTTCATCACCTTTAATTCTAAAACTTTCAAGAACTTCATCTATTTGATTAGCTTGAGTAGATTTATTTGCTATTAATTCACCCGCTTCTGTAGCATTTAAAGTGCCACTAGATAATTTTTTTCTTAAAGCACTTGTTTGAAGATTATGTAGATTAACTTGAGTGTCTCTAACGCTTTGTAATAACCCTTTTAAATTTTGACTACCACCTTGATCCATTATATCTTTTATAACAGCATCATCCATTTTACCTAATGATGTTTGCCTAATTTGATTTGCTAATGACTTTATTCCAGCATATTCAGTCGCTCCACCAAATAAAACATCTCCACTTGTTCCAAGATTATCAACTGCATCAGCAAATGCTTTACCACTAAAATTTTGAGGACTAATTGAATCTATTCCAGACTTAGTTAAATTATCTCTAATGAAATTGTTCGCTAATTCTTTTCTTAATTTTAAAGCCTCGCCTGGCTTTCCAAACTCATTTAAAACTTTAAAAGAAGCCTCTAAAAATTGAGGACGATCTTTTTTAATTAAATCTTTATATATTTGAGGATCAATTGCAGTACGTTTTGCATCTCTACCTTCTCTTTTTACAAAGTTTTCTAAGTTTTTTAAAACTATGTTTGAATCTAAATTTTCAAGAATCTTCTTGCCTTTAGCAAAATCTTTTCTTGCTTTTACTAATTGTTCACTTGCATTTTCAACAAGTGTTAATTCTCCTGATGTTAAATTTGCATCTCTAGCTTTAATTACCAAATTTTCTCGACTCATTATATTATCTATTTTGTCTAAAATTGGATCTAATTGTCTTCCAACGGTGCTTTCACTTTTTACAATAGCATCATTCATAGTTTTTCTAATGTTATACAATTGATTAAATGAAATTGGCTTTGTAAAATCTTTTCCAGCAACAAGTTGGATACCTTTTAAAGCGTTTGTTATTACGTTTGTTGAATCTTCTGTTGCTCCTGCAAAATCACTTAAACCTCTTTCTGTTAAATCTTCTAAACTTCCTTCAACAGCAGATCCTCCTTTTGGAGCTAATTCTTTTACGTTAATAAAACCTTTAGATCCTAATCTATCTTTCATTAGGCTATCAACAGCTTTAAATGTAAGGGTCATATTTTCATCAAATTTCATTTGAGCATCTGCAAACATCTCAAAAACTTCGTCATTGATACTAGCGTTTCTAGCATCAGCAGATCCAAATGAATTAGCTGTATCTTCAAATTGTTTTAAAACAGCTTTTCTTGCTTCTGCTTCAGCTTTTATCAAAGCTGTATTGTTTTCTTCTAATCCTTTAAGTAATGCTTCTCCTGCTTCATCGGCTGTATTTGAACCAGCCAAATTTTTAAATTCATTAATTTTTTGAGTCATAACATCGTTATTTTTCTTTAAACGATCAGACGTTTTAAATATTTTTTCTCCAATAGCTTGCGTTCTTGCTATAACTGATGGCGCTCTTATCGCAGACAATGTGGGAAATATTCCCATTTCAAGTGATTTACCAGCCGTCTCAAGTTCTTCTGCTGTTAATTCTTTACCAGCAGTCATAGATCTCTTACCAGCACCGAATGCTTTTCCAATAGCTCCAAATAAGCCTTCACCAACAAAACCTATAGCCGCTTCTGTTGCTATATCTTTAGCAATTGATCCAGCCGATTGTTTTGATACACCAGCACCAGCTTCAATAATCTCTTCAACACCTTGTCCGCCACCAGCTCCTAATCCAGCTCCTATAGCTGCACCAAGAATAGGAATAGGTATGGCTATCTGCCCTGCAATAGCTCCTCCGATACCACCAATAAGCTCTGGTGCTATTCCAGCAAGATCAGCTAAGTCATAACGACTAAAGCCATCCTCATCTATAAGTATATTTTTATCTGTTTCTTGACCAAACTTAGACGCACCTTCAGGTGTAAGTGCTAATCTGCCACGCTTGTCACGAACATATTCTTCTTCGCCTATATCAAACTTGGCTAATATGGCTGCTTCTTCGTCTCTGTTTTCAGCAGCTGATAAAGCAGCTCGCAAAGAAGCACTCTTAATTCCAGTGTTAGTATCGAACAATTGTTCTAACTTTTCCTGTTCAGAAGCCTCGTTACTAACTTGCTTACCAGCTCCTCTATCTCTTAATATGTTGGCTATCTTTATTCTTTCTTCAACATTAGGCTGGTCGCCTTCGATAAGTATATTAATTGCCCCTTCTGGGGTATTTAACTGTACGTTACCCATAATTTATTTCTTTCTTAAATCAATTGTAAATACGCCATTTTTAATACTAGAAGAATAAATATCATCAGTTCCTGTTGATATGGCTTTGTTAATAATAGCCATAGTTTTATTATATTCTTCATCATTTCTAAAATTTTCTCGTTTTGAAAATGAATTAAATTGACCTTCTAATGTTCTTTGTGGTGCATCAAATATTTGTGATAACTGATCTAATCTATTTAAATTTTCAGCTATAGGCTGACCAACTTTAATTTCACCAATCAATTGTTTTAATCGTTCAATATCACCTTCTGATACACCATTACCTGTTTCTTTTGTTAAAAACTTTTTATATTGTGAAATTAATCTTGCTTGAATTGCTTGTACTTTTTGTTCTGGAGTAGTTCCTTCTTGTATAATTTTATCAAGTCCTTGTGAATAATCAGTGTCACCGATGCCAAGCGGTTTAAGAACACTTAATACTCTACCTTCTAATAAAGCTATAGCAGATGGTTTATTAGGTTCATTAGCTAATTCCTGTAATATATCTTGTACTTCTTTAATACTACCTTGTGCTTCCAAAATGTTTACATAAGTATTAGCATGTTTTTCAGCTTGTTGAACAGGTGCTAAAAACACTCTGTTTCTTGATCCTGTTACAAAAGCAGTATCTACTTTGAGAAAATTATTACCTTCTAATGTTTGTGTAGTTACTTTACCCTTTGCATCTATAGGTTTGAAATTAGCTTCAGCTATTTTAATTTCCATATTATTATTGTGTTTAATATATTCAATCTGTCTTTTAAACTTTTGATCTCTGAATTGAGTTGATAACGCTGAAAGAGCTTTTCTCTTTTCTTTAGCTGTTGCTAACTTTGCTAAACTATCAGCTTTAGTT